ATTGCTGCCTAAACTGGCCAGAAGCGTAGTTACATTTGAGTTGCCGTATGTTACAGCAATACCAGTCAGTTGTGATCCGTTGCCCAGAAAATAATTGCCGGTGATGTTGCCGGTGGTTGTGATGTTGCCCGGAACACTTAACAAGTTTGAAGTCTTGTTGAATGTGAATCCGGTTTGCGCGCCAAAGCTGCCGGCGTTGTTGAACTGAACCTGTGTGTTGACTCCGCCGGGTACGCCGTTGCTGGCAACCCAGGTCAGGTTGCCGGTGCCGTCAGTTTGCAGCACATACCCGGCAGTGCCGTCCAGCACATGCAGGTTAGCCACTGTGATGGTTATGTTGCTAAGATTCCCAAGTACTGCGTTGGCAACATCGACCCCGGCCGCATACACATTGCGGTAGCGCAGTGCCTGGGATCCAATATCGTATGACAACGTTGCTCGGGGCAACAGACGGTTATTGGTCTGTATCGCACCAATGCCATTGGGACTTAGTATGAGATTGCCATTGGTGTCAACCACCGATATGGTGTTGTTGACAATGGTTACATTACTACCAACCGGACCGGCCAACCAGATGTTGTCAAAGTTCTCGTCAGTCTTGATAAACGCAGTGCGCAGCGGATCACCGGAGCCGTCGTTAGGCGCGGCTCCGTAATTGATTTGAATTTGTTGGGACATTCGGTAGAATCCTTGTACTTGTATTATTTACCGGAACACAAGGTCTACCACTGTGCGCAGGTTTGTCAAGTGGCTTGGGTGTGACGGGTGCGGCAGGCGGGACCGTGCCAACGGGCGTATCCGTTTACTGTTACTTCTTTTTTACAGTGCGGACAGAGTTTCTTTTCACGCTTCTTTCCTATGTTGGCTAAACTTCTTGCTAATTTTTCTTCTGGAGTTTGTTTACGGCCACGGATCTTATCTCCGATTTTTTTACGAGTTTCGTTAGATGCTGTTTTGCCGTAGTTTGAATTATTTTCGCCTTGTTTTGCAACTGACATTTTAGTTTTATGTTCTTCAGTAAATGGTTTGCGTTGGCGTCCTGTGATAGCAGCACGTTGCCGTTCTTTTTCATCTAACGGTTGAACTCTACCTTTGTTTGCTTCACTTATACGCCGACGAGCGTCTTCTGTATGATTTTTGCCATAGAACCCGTTACCTTTTCCCTTAAATGTTTTGCTTTGTAATTCTGCATATTCTTGTTTAATGCTTTCATATACCCGTGCTGTAATTTTTGTATTGTATCGTTGTTGGCCTTGTTTCTCAGCCCGCATCATTCGTAATGCATTTAGCATTTTATGATGATCTTGCCCTGTTGTCATCTTAACCAACAACCAATGGCAAATAAAATGCTCACGGGCAGTTAACTCAACTAAGTTAGTAGGCTCATCACTTCCACCTAGACTACGTGGGTGTATGTGGTGGCTTTCTGTATAGCCGCCTAAATTACGATTTTTGGCTCGTTCGGTTATGTTTGAGTACCATTGGTTGTATTTGTTCATACACTTATTTATGTTAGTTAGTTCAATAATAGCATATTAGATAACAATGGTCAAGAAAAAACCCACCGAAGTGGGTTTTGTATATTGCGTAGATAAGAACAAGTCTTAACTGAACGACAGATTGGAAACTGCAATCTCCCCGAGATAGTCTCCGGCGTTGCCGAATGAAGAGGCAGTATTTGTCAATTCTATGTACCCGTAACGAGTCATAAAGCTCACAACTGGTTCAAATGTTGACGGATCCAGCACAACACCAGAACTCATCAGCGGGATGTACGGGCAATAGAACGCAGCAGCGTCTGCTTCGCTCGAACCCTTGTAGCCCACCAGCACCGGAGTGGAATCGCTGGCATAGCTGTCAACAAACACACGCATAGCGCCGTTCAGTGTGCCAACAAACTTGGTGTTTGTGGGTGCTTCGAATGTGCCTTCAGTAGTGCGAGCAAACGCGCTGGTGGTAGCACTTTGCAGCACTGTCAGCGATGCCGGGCTCACAACAGCCCAGTTACCAGCGCCACGACGTGTGCGCTGAGCAATCAGGTTAGCAACACGATTGATCAGAACAGCCAGTGCAGCATGCTCGTCACCAACGAATGTAGCTGTACCGGAAACGGTAGCTTGGTTGTATGTGAACTCAGTTGTGGCCAGACTACGCAGGCTCAACAGGATTTCCTGGTCAATTTCAGCGGTAATTTCTTGCGCCAGTGCTGCCATGATTTCTGCTTCAACGTCAATGCCGTGCATGGCCTGTGCGTCTTGAGCAGCTTCAAAAGTCCAGCGAGCCTGCAGCTTGCGGGTCTTGGCTTCAACAGCCTGCTTCAGGATCTGCACCGAGATCTGACGACCGCCGTTGCCTTCCAGAGTGCTGGTGGGAGCACCTGAATAACCTTGAGCAGCAGTTTGTGTGGTAGCAGCATTGTCCGTACCACGAGCGCCGGCGCTGTATGCAACCGCAATCTTGAACGGGCTCAGTGCTTCTTCACCAGCCACTGTGCTGGTAGCAGCAGCAGTTTGGTCAGTCATTGTGCTGGCATAGCGAACACGCAGAGTATGGATCTGACCAACCGGACCAGTCATGGGCTGAACACCCACCAACTCGTTAGCAATAACGGTGGGCATAACACGTCGAATCACTGGCAGAATCACACGGTTCAGTGTGGCAATGTTACCAGCAGCGGTGCTGCCTGTACTTGCATTTTCTTTCAGGTACCTACGAGTGTTTTCGAGGATAACGTTCATCGAATTACGACGATTGCCTTTAAGGCCTTCCAGAAGGGCGTCTTTAGTTTCGTCCCAACGGCTTTCTAACAATTCTTGTGACATTTATAGTCTCCTATGTTACTTTTAAAGTCCAGCCAGGCGTTTGATGTCGATCACGTTGGAACGGTCTTCATCCACAGCCTTAACGGTTTTATCACCAGTCACAACACTGACACGCTCAGTAAGGGCTGTTTTGGCCTTCATTGTGCGTCCGTCAGCAAGTACAGCTGGTAGATACTTCTCAAAAGCGCCTTTCAGACGAGCTGTCTGGACACCTTCCAAGAGGTTCTTCATGATCTCGCGCTTTTCCTCATTTAATGGGGAGAGCAATTCTTCCATGGTGTTTGTACGCACATTGGATTCCTTGATCATGCGAATCTCACGTTCTTTGGATTCCACGATGACCTTTTGGTCACGTACAATCCTGGTGGCTTCCGCCAATTGACGATCCTTTGTTACCAGCCGCTGATTAAGATCACGCACTTCGGCTTTCTCATTGAGATGAGTTGCGCCAAATTCAGCTGCATATGCTTCAAAAATACGACGTCCAAAATTGTTCTCGCGAGCAACTCGGATGTCTTCGTGCAATTGTGTAAGTTCAGTCTTTAGATGCCGGCTAACAACAGCAGTTACCTTGCCTGCAGATTCACGAATGAATCTGGTCTTGAGTGTTTCAAGTTTCTGACGAGCTTCACGGACCAGGCGGACTTTTGTTTCCACCACATCACGTTTGTCTTGAGCAAATTCTTGAATTTCTTCAGCAAGAGCACGCACAATGAAACGTTCCAACTTTTGGATACCTTCATTATGAATGCGACGATCTTTGCGCAGTTCACCAATTTCTTCAGCCAGCTTGGTCACCATGAAGTCGTTAAACTTCGTGGCTGACTCTTTGATCTTGCTCTGGAAATTGACACGATCCTCAGCCAGGGCGCGCTTTTCAGCTTGCACTGCCGAGATCTCGTTCTGCAGACCTTCTGTTACCATGCGATCTAGAGCTTCCACCATCACTTTCTTGTCATGCTCATAGCGTTGTGCGAACTCTTCGCGGAGTTCACCACGTACCTGTTCACGTGCTTCAGTCAGTTTTAGTTCCCAAGTTTCGTTGAGTTCTTGACCAACTTCTTCGTTGATAAGGCCGCTATCTAGTAATGGTTTGATTGCGTCTAGCATCTATGTCTCCTAGATTTTGAGATCTTTGATCAGCTTGACAATCTCGCTTTTCAAATATCTCTGCACTTTGTTGTCAGCCACAGCTTCTTTGGCCAATCCATGCAGTCGATGACCATGCTTCATGTTCATCAAACTTTCATAAATGGCCTTGGGATACGCATTTGGCGCACTGGGCTGAGCAACCACATCTACAGTGACGATTTCAAAGTCACTGACATGTCCTGTTCTGTCGTCGACGTTTCCACTTCCACGACTAGAAACTCCTAATTTCACACCTGATTCCAGCATGGTTTTAACCAGCTGGCCCATTGGTGTGGGTAAAATCTTTAACTTGCCAAAACCGTTTGGGCCATCCATCCACATGCTTGTGATCATATGGCTCACACGATCTAGGTTTACTTTTAAATCATCGGGATGATCTACTTCTCCGAGTACTGAGTATCCGGAAGTGATTTGTTCGTTCAGTGTGGTCACTGCACGTTCAATTTCATTCACCGGATAAACTCGCTCGTTGGCGTTTTTTACACCACCTTGGATGCAGATGCCCTTCATATAGAGATCCTTGCCTTCGGTGCCTTCCACAATAATCTGTGCAGCATCGAAGGTAAGATTTTCTCTGAGTAAAAGAGCCATTACCCGATATCCTTAACGACTCGCCAGGGGCGACTTGTTGTTAACGCCAGTTGCTTGAGCCAGGTGCGGCTTGGTAGCTGGAGTAGGTTTCTGTGTGCTTTGTGCCGGAGTATTACCAACCCGACCAATAGCTTCTTTAGCTGTGGGAGCAGGACGACCATTGCCGCCGTCGCCACCAGTTGAAACTGGCTTGGCTAACGCACCTTTTGCGCCGCTGTTGGCAGCCACCGGAGACTTGCTATTTGCGCCTGCATCGCCATGTGTAGGCTTGGGAACTGCTTTGAGTGTGACGTTTTCCATCATGTCCACATCATCAGCAGCTTCGTCGTCATGTTCGGCCTGATCAAGATCAGCATCCATGTCAACTTCGCCGTCGCCTTCGTCGCCGAATTCACTGTCAACGTCCATGTCTTCGCCGCCTTCGTCACCCATCAGGGATTCAAATTCAGCCATGAGTTCATCAAGCTTGTCTTCAAGATCAACCACGCGGTCTTCAAGGTCTTCTTCACCTTGCGCTTCGTCGCCGAAATCTCCGCCGTTGTCGCCATCGATAGCTTCTTCGCCGGCTCCAAAGACTTCTTCTTCGTCGCCTTCTTCGCTTAGTCCCTCTTCTTCGACTTCAACGTCGCCAATGAGATCATCAGCAGCATCGCCCCCGAATCCTTCTTCGACAGTGTCGTCTTCCATCATTTCTTCGTAAATTGCACGGCTCTTCTCGACCACAATATTGTGGAACAGCTCACGCGCCTTGGCTTCGTCATCATTAATGACGTACTCAATAAGTTGTTCAAATTTGTTCATAACCCCTCCAAAGTAATGGCTCTGTAAGATATTTAAGCCATAGGTGGTTTTATAGGTGTTTTACGGCACAAAAATTGAAGAAAAGGGCTAAACTAGCGGTTCAGCAGGCGGTGCGTACTGAAGTTGAACTCTTTTGAGTTTTTCTTTAAACTCATAAGTTCGAACATCATTCAGTCTGCGAAGTTTGTTGATCTGGCGCAGCGTCAGCTTGGTCTTGCGTAGGTCGCC